GATTTCAACGTGGACCCGATGTGTTCGGTGGTGGCGCAGGTGCGCGGTGGCGAGTATTCGGTGCTCGACGAGATTGTGTTGCGAAGGGCATCGACGGAACAGGCATGCGAAGAGTTTCGCAAGCGTTTTGGACTGCCCGCGGCGGGGTTGGTGGTTTACGGCGACGCCTCGGGCGCGGCGATGAAAACTTCCGGAAGTTCGGACTACGGGATTATCCGGGAATATTTCCGGGCGCGGGCGGCGAAGGTTTCGTACCGGGTGCCGAGCGCGAATCCGGCGGTACGAGAGCGCGTTAACGCGGTGAACGCGAAGTTGAGAAATGCGGCGGGAGATATCCGGCTGTTTGTGGATCCGAAATGCAAGGAATTAATTGCGGATTTCGAGCAGGTTTCGTACTTGGAGGATTCGACGCAGATCGATAAGGATCGGGACCGGCGGCGGACACACTTATCGGACGCGCTTGGGTATCTGGTCTGGCAAGAGAGCAGAGGGACCGTTGGAGAAAAAGGAGTGCGGTTGTTTTGAGGAGATTTTATGAATTCACCTATTGAGCAGGAACATCCCGAATACGCGTCGAACGCGAGAATGTGGAGACGCTACCGCGACCTTTTTGAGGGTGGCGAGCGTTTCCGGCTACGTGCGGCGGAATATCTGATACCTCGGCAGAAAGAGCCGGGCGATATCTATCGCGAACGGTTGGCACGCGTTTTCTACGAGAACTATATTGGGTCGATCGTCGACTGGTACACGGCGACGCTGGTGCGTCAGGAGCCGGTGATTCAGTTCGAGGGATCGGACGATAACGGGAAGGCGTTTTTCACAAGATTTATCGGCAACTGCGACTTACAGGGCACAAGCCTGACGCAGTTCTATAAGAAGGTGCTGACTGAGGCGCTGGTCTGCGGTAAGTCATTTGTGGTGGCCGACTTTCCCAAATCCGTGGGACAGGCACTGACGCGGGCGGAAGAAGACGCTTCGGGACGCAGCAACGCCTATCTGGTGAGCTATACGGCCGAGGAAGTGATCAACTGGGGCAGGAACGACAACGGCGAGTTCGATTGGGTAGTGATCCGGACCTCCCGTCTGAAGCAGGACAGTGTACAGTCTTTCGGGTGGAAGAGAGAGACGACCTGGATTCATTACGATCGGACGAACTATCAGATTTACTTGCAGCGAGAGGGCGATAACCCGCGGCAGGTCGAACTGGTCGATGAAGGTCCGCATGGGTTTGCCGCCATCGGTAAGGTGCCGGTGTTCGAAGTGAAAGTCAACGACGGGCTATGGATCGCCAACAAGACCGCCCTGCTGCAGATGGAGCACTTCAATAAGTCGAATGCCCTTGGATGGGCTTTGACCATGGGCCTGTTCGCGACGCCGGTGATCTATTCGGACCGCGAATACACGCAGGTTACAGGCGAGAGCTACTACGTGCAGCTTGGATCGCAGGACAGGTTCGGCTGGACGGAACCCGAAGGCAAAGTGTTTCAGATCGCGGCGGATAATCTGGACCGTCTGAAGGACGAGATCTACCGCGTGTCGTATCTGATGCAGCAAGCGGGAGACAGCACGGGCCAGCAGCAATCCGGCCTGAGCAAGCAATGGGATTTCAGCGTAACCCAGGAGATTCTGGGCGCCTATGGCGACGTGATGAAGGATTCGATACGAAATGTGCTGAATCGGATCGCGGCGGCAAGGCAGGATGGGTTGACGATCGATGTGACAGGGCTTGACGAATTCGACATTACGGACTTTAGTACCGAAGCGAATGACGCAAAGAGCCTGCTGGCGCTCGGCATTAATTCACCCACGCTGAGAAAACAGGTATTCAAGCGCGTTGCGTTGAAATACCTGTGCGATGCCCGGCAGGAGATCAAGAACCGCATTGCCGATGAAATCGATGCGGATCCGGTGAACGCTCCGGCCGGTAATGGGTAGTCATCGGACGCACGTTACCGCTTGTTTACACGAGCGGCTCGGTAACTGAGCCGCGACCGTAAGGAAGCGGTAATTAACGGTGGCTGTGTAATCAACAACCAAGGAGGATCGGATTGGAAGGATCAATGGACGTAGAAACGATCGTGCAGCAGGCGATCGACGAATACATGCGGAAAGACAGCGCCCGGCGCGAGCCTGCATATAAGACCGAACTGCAGGAAGAAAAACGCCGGCGCGAACAGCTCGAGAAGCGCATGAACGAGCTGGTGGAAGAGAACAAGCGCAGCCGCGCGATGGCGGAAGAAGCGCAAAGGAATTCGACGATTCGGACAGAACTGCAGAAGCTGGGCGTGGTGAAGGTTGACCTCGCTTACAAAGCAGTTCAGGACGGCATCGTGAGAACGGACGACGGCCGGCTGGTAGCTCGCGGAGACAACGGCGATGTGCCTGTCGGCGACTATCTGGCTGGCTTCGTCCAGGAGAATCCGGAGTTTCTTCCGGCGCGGATCCCGGGCGGAACCGGGATGACGGGCACTCAGAAAGCAGCGCCGCAGGCGAGTACAGGCGCGATCGACATCGATAAGATCGGCCCGTCGATGAGCAAGGAAGATCTGGAGCGGGTACGGCAGGAAATCCTGCGAGTCGCCAACCAGAGCTTGCGCGGTTAGGTTTCTCAATAGCCGGCGGTTCGTGCTAAAGCGCAACACCGGATTGTAGGGAATGCAGCAACGAAGGGACCGGAAACGGTCCCTTTTTTTTGGAGGGGACCGGAAACGGTCCCTTTTTTTGGAGGGGACCGGAAACGGTCCTTTTTTTGGAGGGGACCGGAAACGGTCCTTTTTTTGAAGGGGACCGGAAACGGTCCTTTTTTTGAAGGGGACCGGAAACGGTCCCCTGTTTCATTTGCAGTGGAAGAAAGAGAAATAAGGGAGAAAGATGCCATCTATAACGTCAGCAAATGTCGCGAACGCGATCGTGAAACTGGTAGCAGCGGACGCTCTGCCGGCCCTCGTGGGGAACCTCGTACTGGGGAACCTCGTGAACCGCGACTACGAACCGACTTTGGCACAGGCCGGCGACACGGTAAACATTCCGATCGCGCCGCAGCTCGTGGCCAATAACATCGCCGAGGGCGGCACGGTAACGCCGCAGAATCCGAGTCTTGGAAATGCGCAGATCGTGCTCAACACGCACGCCGAAGCCACCTTCCAGATTCCGGACGTGACCAAGGTTCTGGCGGTGCCGGACCTGTTGAAGGTCTACATGCAGCCGGCGGTCATCGCGATCGCCGAGAAGATCGAAAGCGATCTTCTGAACCTGTATGCGGGCTTTACGGCGAATGCGCCGCTCGGTACGGCGGGAACGCCCGTCACCGAGTCAATCCTCGATCAGGCGGAGACTTCGCTCTTCACGGCCAAAGTGCCCTCGAGCGAGCCGAAGTATCTGGTGGTCGACAGCAACACTTATTCCGCCATGCGTCAGATTCCGCGGTTCAGCGAGTTTCACAACTGCGGGGAAGCGGGTCTGCGCGCGCTGGTGGACGGAACCATCGGGAAGATTAAAGACTTCTTCGTGTTCCGTTCGCAGTATGTACAGAAGACCGGTACGACCCCGGTGAACACCCACAACATTGCGTTCTGCAAGGACGCGATGGGGCTGGTGATCCGCCGTCTGCCGCAGCCTCTGCCTGGAACGGGCGCCATCGCCGAATATGCCGAACTGGGCAACTTCGGAATGCGCGTCACGATGAGCTATCAGCCGAACACGCTGTCACAACAGTTCACGGTTGACGTGCTCTACGGTTGCGCCGTACTGCGGAATAACTTCGCGGTGCAGGTGAACAGCTAGAAGGTAACGTTACCGATCCTTCACAGTCGCGGCTCGGAATTTGTACTGAGCCGCGACTGTAAGGGAGCGGTAGTCCAAAAACGCAGGAGAAAAAGGGGAAAATCATGGATTTACGGTCTTATTATACAAGAATTCGGGAAACCGAAGAAACACTTACAGGCGAGCACCTGGTTGTGGTGAGCCTCAAGACGTCGGAGGGCGGTAAGGAAGGCGTCCGCACCGAAACGTCGCGTGCTATCGCGGCGCGGTTAATCGCGGAAGGGCGCGCGCGCGTGGCGACGGACGAAGAAGCCCTCGAATTTTACGAGACGCATCGGCTGTCCAAAGAGCGTATCGATAACGAAGAAGCCGCGCGCCGGCTCCAGGTGATGGTCATTCCCGCCAGCGACTTCAAGAAGCCGAAAGAGCGGAGCTAGCCATGGCACTGTTCGTGGATGGGCTAGCCGCGGGAGTTGACGATCTCACCAACCAGGACTCCGGGCTGCTGGATGTCGCGCAGACTTGCGGAATTGACGTAACGACCAAGATCGCGCTGGCGCACGATGAGATCGAGGCGGATCTGCAGCTTTGG